GCGGCTGCTGACGCGGCATCTCCTGCAGCCGCGCCATGATCCGCTCGGGGATCTCGGCGAACGCCGACAGGTCCAGGTCCGCCGGAAGCGCCGCCTGGTCGGTGCCGACCTTGTCCGCCAGGCCGGCTTCCACAGCCTCGTCGGCCGTGTACCAGGTCTCATCCCGCATCGCCGAGCGCCACTGCTCCGGGCTGCCGCCGGCACGGTCCGCGTAGACCTTGGCGATGTTGTCAGAGAACTTGTCGAGCTCCTCCGCAGCCCGCATGAAGTCTGCGGCGTTGCCCATGACGCCGCTGGACGCGTCGTGAATCATGACCATGGCGCCGGGCTGCACAATCCGCTCGTCACCGGCCTGCAGGATCACCGACGCGGCCGAGCACGCCATCCCGTCCACGATCGTTCGCTTCGCGCCCTTGTGGGAGCGGATCGCCGAGGTGATCGCGATACCGTCCTTGACGCTGCCGCCGTAGCTGTTGATGTGCACGTCCAGCGGGCCCTTGACGGAGGCGAGCTGCGCGGCGAAGTCCTTCGCCGAGACGCCTTCGCTGAACATGCCGCCGTCACCGATCTCGTCGTACACGTCGATCCTGGTTGCGGTGGCCTGGGCGCGGATGTGGCACATCATCGGGTAGGTCTTCACGGCGCCTCCTTCCTGGTCATCTGGCGCCTGCTGGCTGGTGGTGGTGTCCGTTGGCGGCTTTGACCGGGGGTGCGAGCGCGTGGAACCACGACGGCGCCCAGTTGTTGGGTCCACCGCCGGTGCTGTAGTCGGCGGCGAGCGCGCCGCGGCACCGGTCGAGGCCTTCGCAGCCGATGTAGCCGGAGGTCGGGTAGGCGGCGGCCGCGGCGTCGACTGCGGCCGGGTCGTCGCTGAAACCGAACGAGTGGCCGTCGATCGCGGCGCACGGGGGACAGGTGTTCTTGTCGTTGACCTCGCTGGCGATCAGCTCGCAGCGCGGCCCGGCCGTGAACGTCGCGTGCCTCGCCTGGTTCTGCGCCGCGGCGAGCGCACCGGCGAGCCGTGAAGCCACGCCCGCGCCCGACAGGCCGGCGAGGAACTCGGCCACATGCTGCGCGACGATGTCGGGGTCCGGGTTCGTGGATCCGCCGGCGGCGCGCATAGCCTCCTGCCCGGCCGCCGCGGCGAGGGACGCGGCGAGCAGCGCGGCAGTCGCCTCGGCGACCGCGTCCAGCTGGCCCTGATTCGGCGGCACGGGCGGGGTGTCGGCGCCCTGCTTCTTGGCTTCACGGCTGGCCTGCTGCGCCGAAGCGATACCGAAGTCCACCATCGCGGCGAGGATCAGCGCCTTGGCTGCGGCGGTGGGAACGGCGAGGGTGCCGAGCGCGGCTATGGACCCGGCGGCGACGAGCTGCCGGACCTGGTCGACGAGCTGCTGCTGCTGGGTCTGGGTGATCTGGTCGGCGTACTGGTTGGCGAGCGCCTGGGATGCGGCGGCGTGCTGGGCGTCCATCTCCGACAGGTCGATGCTGGCCGGGTTGGCGGCGTTGAGGATCCGCCGGTGCCAGTGCGCGGACACGCCGTCCGCGCCGTCCATGCCGCTGTCCTCGGTGCCTTCGCTCGTGTCCGGGGCCGGTCCGCCGCCGGGTATCCAGCCGGGCGGCAGCGCTGGTGCCTGCGTGGCCTTCTCCACGACCTCCATGTCCGGCAGGCCGACGACCTCGAGCACGGCGTGCGGCTCGTAGCCGGAGTCGACGAGCACCTGCGCCGAGTCGGCCTTGGACTTCAGCTCGAGCGCGTCCGCTTCCCTGTTGGAGGTGACGGCGTCGTCGTGGTCCATCTCGACGCCCTGGCTCGTGGCGCCGAACAACGGCAGGTAAAAGCAGTTCAACGTGTCGCGCCAGCGGTCGAGCCGGTCCGTGATCAGGAAGGCTTCGAAGTTCTCGCGGGCCGTTTCGCTGTTGGCGCGGTTCACGTCGTCGGAGGTTCCGAGGATCGCCTTGTGCATGGCGAACGCCTCGCGGATCACGTCACGCGAGACGTTGCGCAGCCCGGCGAAGTCCATGTCGCGCATCGAATGGCTGTTGCTGATCCACTGCGCGCCCTGCTCGAGGATCGCGACGCGGTGCGCAGCGCCGATACCCCGGTGGGATTCGCGCCATCGGTTGGTGAACTCGTTCCATTCGTCGTCGGACAGCCGCTTGTCGACCTGGATCACGCCGCCGGGGGTCGCCGAGTTCAGGAAGAAGTTGCGGTTCCACTGGGCCGAGTACTTCGCGGCGTCGATGTCGACGAGGATCGACTTGATCGGCCCTAGCCCCCGGTAGATGTTCTCAGGGTCCGGATACTTGACCATGAGGACGTCTTCGGGCTGCAATGGGACCGCTTCCCCGGAGGGCCCGCGGTAGAGGTAGCCCGCCAAGAACTTCTCGGAATGGGGCACCGGTTCGATCCTGTGCGGCGGCACGGGCCACAGGCCGGTCGGGAATGAGGCTCGCCCGTCGCGCTGGATGACCAGGTAGGCCTCGCCGGTCAGGTCGAGGTGAATCTGCGCGAGTTCCCGAAGCATGAAGCCGCTCATGAACGGGTTGGGCTTGTTCCATACGGCCATGGCCTGGTGCTTCAAGACTTCGGTGCGTTGGTCTGAGCCCTTGTCGCCGGTGGTGTACCTGCGCCGGCCGTCCTGCGGTGCTTCGCGGAACAGGTGCCACTGCACTTTCGCGGTCTGCCGGGCGAGCATGGAGACGATCGCGAAGACTGTGCCGCTGGATCCGTAGGCGCGCATGTAGGCGCCGGGGTCGGAGCCGCCTTGCATGAGCGTGTTGGGGGCGACGCCGCTGCGGGCGTAGGTGATCGGGGGCTCGCTGCTGGGGCTGCTGCTGACGGCCTTCGCGATGGCGCCGAACAGGGACCTCATTCGCTACTGCCGGGCTCGTCGCCGGTGAGCCATTCCAGCACCCAGAGGCTGGCGCCGGTAACGACTAGTCCGAGCCACAGCGGGCCCTGATAGGCGGCGGCGTCCATGCAGCCGAGTCCGCCGATGACCAGCGCGGGGCGCCGCAAGCGGTGCCGCGCCGCGCTGGCCATCGTGGCGCCCTGGCTGACTGCGGAAGCCAGGGCGGTTCGCACGCGACGCCACAGGGGGGTGGTGACGCCGGTGTGCGGAGAGGGGATGGTCGCCGCCACAGTTACCACCGCCTCCCGATCGTGACCGCTGAGCGGTCGCCCGCGTCCGATATTCGAACGGCTGTGCTAATGGTACATGCGGGGGCGCGTTTGGGAAGCGTGTCGTGCGCTGGGCTTACGCCGGTCGCACAGAGGGCAGCAGAAAGCCCCCGCCACCAGCAGGTGACGGGGGCTCAGATGTGCGGCTGCAACTACGCGACTACGGCGTTCCGGATGGCTTCGTAGGTGCTGCACGGCCAGTCCTCAGGGTCCGCTTCGTACCCGGACACGGGATGCTGGCACTCCAGGCTGCCGTCGTCGGTCGGCTGGTGGATGTCGAGGACCACCAGCACGGCCGGCGAGTCCGCGTACTGCTGCCGCAGCTGCTCCCATTCGTTGACGGCTGCGGCCCGCTGGCGCACGCGTTCGGCTTCCCGCTCGGCACGGCGCGCCTCCATCTCGGCGCGCTCTTCGGGTGTGCGCGGCCCGAAGGCGAACTTCTCCCACCCAGCGAGCATGCCGCCCATGTCTTCGAGGAGTTCAGGCGAGACGGACAGGTAGCAATTGGCCTTGACGGCTTCCAGCGATTCGACGCGTTCGCGGGGCTCGACGGGCTGCGCGGTGCCAGCGACGGCGAGGATAGATTCGCGCATCCAGTCGGGGATCAGGAAGCCACCGCGGGGCTCAGTGTCGTCGGTCACGTCGTCGCCGCCACGGGTCGGAGCTCGTACGCGCCGCTGCCGACGTCAACGAGTCGGTACAGCACGTCTTCCGCCTGATCGCCGCTCGGCAGCTGGTAGGCCTCGACCTCGCGGCGCGTACTCTCCTCGCCCCAGTCGCCCGAATCCCACCACTCGACCGCGTGCCAGGAGCCTTCCAGACTGCGGGCGAGCGCCGCCACGTCGTCCAGCATGACCATGAGCCGCCGTGTGGCTGTGGCTGCCTGCGCTGCCCACGGAAGGCCTTCGAGGCGGACGGCCATGTCTTGGAGGTCGCCTCGGTGGGAGGTGAGTTCGTCGCTGTGGCAGTACAGGTAGTTGTAGGAACCGCCGGACATGCCGTCTCCTTTCGTCGGTGCGGTCTTCAGCGTCTCAGGTGTCGCTAGTGGTTTCCGCAGTGCTGTCCGACCCGGGCCATCTGGTCACTTCGACCCGGATGTCGAGCTGGAGCTCCAGCGCGAGTCCCAGCACCTTTGCGGCGAACTCGTTGTCGTCGTCGATGTCCGCATAGGGCTGCCATTCCTCGGGGCTGAGGACGGCGTACCAGTCGGGTCCCTTGATGTGCACGCCCTTGACCATGCGCGGGATGTCCTCGACGGGTTGGATGCGGTATCCGCAGCGGCGTACGGGTTCAGCGGTGGGGGTGAATTGGTAGCTCATCAGTCCTCCGTGTCGTCGATTACGGGCACGCGCACGACCATGGGCCCGTCGCTGGTGATGACGGTGCGCTGCTCGTGGTGGAACGTCAGCGGCGGCGCAGGCGCGGTGCGGCGTCGGCGCAGGAGGCGAGGCCAGCGCATCAGCCGTCCCCGTCCTCACGGAACGGCGTGACCGTCTCCGGCTTGATGGTGCGCCAGACGTGCAGCGTCATGTCCTTCCCGTCGAGCTTGAGGAACATCGCCGCGCGCACCGCGGAATCCAGCGGCTGCACCGAGCGGGCGAACGCGCCGCGGTCGTCACGCAGGTGCGCGCGGGCGGCGAACGCGTCCTCGATCTCCGCTTCGAGCGCTTCGGCATGATCGGTGAGTTCGGCGCAGATCCCGCGGACCCACACGTCGAACTCATCGGGCACGCCAGCCACGAGCGCGCCCAGCGGGTCCGGTACGCGTTGCAGGGCCTCCAGATCGGAGGTGGAGCAGCCGAGTGCCTGCGCGGCCCGCTTCGAGTCCACTCCGGGCCCAATGACGGTCACCGCGAGCGCACGCCAGATGTCGCGTGCGTTCACACCGGTGAGCACCTTGTGCAGTCGCATGTACTCGGCGAACTTCACCTTGGCGCGCAGTCCGGACGCGAACCGGATCACCCAGCCCTCGGCATCGCTGCCGGTGGCGGTGGTGCCGTCCAGCTTCTCGTTGGACTGCGCCAGCCGTACCAGCTCCGGAAGCGGCAGGCCGGCCCACGAGCGCACTACGCGGCCGCCCAGGGCCAGCCACGCGGGCCGATAGTCGGCCAGCGGCTCCTCGCGGCCGTCCGGACCGTAGACGCCGAGTAGCACTAGCGTTTCGGTGTCGCCGTTGTTCACGACGATCCGATTCTCCGGGTACACGATCTCGGCGAGGTAGGTACAGCCCGGCACGAGCCCGCCGGTGCCGCGCGCGTCGAGCCAGCGTTGCGCCCACTGTGCCTGCTCGCTGATGAACGAGCCCTTCGACGCGACGTGCCACCGGCCGGCGTAGTGGAACACGATGCCGAGGCTGCCGTCCACCTTGTCGTAGATCTCGAACGGCTCGTCGGGCAGCGGCGGCGCGTAGTCGTAGCCGAGCTCATGCTCTGGAGTGTTGAAGAACTTGGGGAACGGGTGGGCGACGATGCGGTCGGTGTCGTCATTGACGATCAGTCCGCGGCAGGCGATGGTCGCTGGGGTCCAATGCCGGTCGTACTGGCAGGCCCGGGTGTAGGTATAGATCGAGAGCGGCAGGGTGGGGTGTGTCTTGCGGGTAATGAACTTGGCGTTGATCTCCGCTGCGAGGTCGGCCGGGTTGATCAGGTCGGCGAGCAGCGGCGCCAGTGCTTCGGTGAGCACGGTCATGTGACGGCCTCTCGGTTGGCGGTGGTCTCAGTATGCGCTTCGTCAGATGGTTGAATCCGGGGTTTTACGGTGCCTCGCCAGGATCCTCATAATGCCGATTATGTGGATTGTTAGTGAGCTTTGCTCTGCTGCTGCGAGGCTCGTATGCGCCTAGTTTTTCCACACGGGTCGCCGTCAGGCATCGTTGCCGCCCTCCTCGCCGGCCTGCTCGGTGAGGAAC